CAACGGTCTGCTACAAGCCGTCTACTTGTTGGCCATTAGTTCATCGAATGCTCGGTCCACGTCACTCTTGCCATTGCCGTACTTAGTGGTTTCCTTCGAGCGATTCTCTGCACTTCCGTTGCCTGCAAGCTGCTCGTCAAGAATGGCGTCGATCTGCTCCGGAGTGTGGCGCTCGAAAAGAGAGCCAAAATCGGGAATACCATCAAGGAGGGCGGGGATAGCTTCCTTATCCTCCAAGAGCGAGGAAGTGTTTCGACGCATCTTTAGGCTTGTTTGCGGGTAAGCCCCCGGTGTCGTGGGCTTTGTGTAGGTAAGCGCGATATCGGTACCCTCAAGGGTGTCGGTGATATCGCCGTAATCTGGGTCTAGAATATAGCCCAGCAAATTCTCATAGGCGCGCTTTCCATATCCATAGTACTTAACGCCCTCGTCTTCACGACCGCGAACAACCACGGGCGAGAAGTAGCGTGCTCGTACGAAAAGCGACTTCGCGAGCTTCTTGCTCTCTTCATCATTTTGTTCGGTGCCTTCGCGCCAAAGTGATGATGCAAACTCACAAATCGGGCATGATTCACCAAAGTTGCGCTTTGGGCATACAATGCCTCCCCTGTGATCTCCCACGTTATAGTGGAAATACATCTCCTTTAGGGGGTCACCGTCGGGAGCCGGCACGATGCGAATATCCTGGTCGCCTTCTTCGGGCTTAAACCAGTGCGAATTCTCTCGCCCCTCTCCCTCGCCTCGCAATTGTGCGAGCTTCTTCCTCATTAGGTCCATATTGATTGACATTAGTTTTTTCTCCTTGTTTTGTTGTTGTAAAGTATATCGAGCGTTCCTCGATATCTAATGTATCACCCTTGCTCTACCATGTCAAGGGTATTTTGTTGTTGTATCGCGTTTGTATGGGCCACGACAAACCCAAAGTCTTTTCCGTGTTCAGTCTCGTAGATTGCATATGAAATGTTTCGAAATGCATTTCTTGGCTTCTTCTTCAGGCGGTCCACAATCTTCTTGTGAAGGCCGCCATCAGTCTCAAGCTTCTCCTTATTTATACAGAAATAATAACACAATTGGCGCGGACTGTCAAGCTCAAAAAGCCATTTTTCTTCAATATTTCGAGGATCCAATATGGCGACAGATCTAATGCGCGCGTTCTCAAGGGGGGAAGCAACAATTCCTATTTCTGGCTCGTTATAATCGAAATAGTTCAAATAATGTACCGTCGATGCAATCGAAGCATTTAAATGATCATAGAACTTTTTGACCGGAACTCGCTCCAATGCTTCTTCTAAGCTCTTGTTGGAAATCACAGTAATCGAATTAAACAGGCCGCTGCGGGCATATTCCTGAAGAACTCCGAACACCATTCTCTCTATTAGGAGCGGAATACCCGTCAAGAGAGTCGTATCGGGTTTAATATAAAAGACATCAATCTTTTTATTTTTAATTTGATTAAGAATTCCCAAAGTATAGTTTGAACTATAGGATGAGCCCATGACAAACACCTGCACCTGATCGTCAATTTTTGAAAAATACTTGGTCAAATCAGGGACGTTTTCTTCGTACTGTTCGGGGTTTTCAAACCTTTTCAGCTTTCGCAACTTGCCGGCAGAGCGCTCGACTTTGTCATTAAGCGTGTAGATGTTATATTGAGGAAATTGAGCAAATTTGTCCGCAATTGCAGATGCCCCATTTCCAATTCCTACAATTGATATCATAAAGACAACTTCTTAAGGTAAAAATAGTCCTTTCCAGCCTTCAAATTTACCATAAAATTAGCTAACCGATTTGAAGAAAAAATTTCTCTAATCTGGGGAATTAATTCACGATCTTCATCAGCAAAATCTATCACAATCTCATCATGCACGATGTGGGAGATGAAAGACTTCGTATCGTTTAAAAATTCATCGATTGCAATGGCGCGCTCGATGACCAAATCAGCGGTTGTGCTCTGTATTAGATAGTTAAAGGCTTTTCGGGGTTCGACCTTAATCCTCCTTCCAAAGATAGTATTAATATACTCACCATCGTAGTATCTGTCAAGTACTTTTTCACGATCATAGTAATTTGTTTCCACATGATCTGCTTCGGGATTATAAAGCCATGAAAAGAAAACGGTCTTTGCTTGTTCCCGAGTCATATTCGCATCTTCAAACACATGTTTTATATTCCACTCATGAATGTCCTCGGTAGGCTGATTTTGCTCGGAAAGGGCCAACAAGGTGCGCACCTCCGCACCATTATAATCAAGCGATAGAAACCAATTATTGCGCGGCTTAACAAGGGCTCGTAATTCTCTCTTCATTGTGAGCACAGGGAAAGAAAGAGGGTGGGTGGTTAGCCGGCCGGTGCGTGTACCAAAAAGATTATAATCAATATAAAAATTGCCGGCCAGGATCTTGCGGGATCCTGCAAGAAGTGTACTGCTTACGAACAATTGACGGCAATCTTTATTGTCGACCATCAAATCCTGATGCTTGATTTTGTGAAGCAACTTTGAAGCTGCGGTAAGATATTCATAATTTGCTGGCTTTTCGTAATTATCAAACACGTGCTTAGTTATCTTGTTTTTAACTTCGCAAAATTCCACCAACGCATCGTGCGGAATCAGATCAAAAAAGCAGTGCTCTCGTAAGTTTAATTTAGCAATTGTAAACGCCTTCTTATAAGCGTTCAGCTTCTTAAGTGCCGATTCCCAGTCTTGCTTGAGTTCTTCTGGGCACACATCAGACATCGTCTGTCCACCACAATAAATCCAGGCATATTCTACGTTTTTATCTGTTATCGAGCCTGTATATTTCCAGGTTTTCAGCAGATCCGACGGCATGTTGTCGAAATGCAATTTACCGTCCGCGTAAACCCCTACGCACTCCTGCTTATCATCTAGCGTTTGAAAAATCAAAACTACCTCTCCTTGTGAGATGCTGGCTGTGGCCCTACTCTAACGTAAACTTAGCACGATTTACAGTGCTTGTCAAGGAGCCTTGGTATTTATATGTCTGATTGATGATTTTTTCAAACTGCATGAGGGCGCGATCTATCCCCTTGAGGCGATATAGCTCCATGCAATCTTTAATAAGGTTTTTTTGCTGATTACTGTCGAATTTATTTTCCTCTTCCAGAAATCTGATCCGACAGTAGATATCAATAAAAAACGACTCAGAATATTTATTCTCAATATCCTGCAGAGAATAGGATGTCGGAATTTTAACTTGCGGAATGGTGGAGCCATCTTGACAATAACTGCTTTCCATATACGAGTCCATCTTTAGCATATTGTAAAGATTTAAAAGAAAATTTTTAAAGCCCGCAAAAAACGGACGGTACGCTGGAGTAAATCCTGTGCTTATAATGTCCTCTGTTGAATAGAAGCCGTACTTTCTTGCATATTTTACCATTTCGGAGGAACCTATGTCTGCTATCAATCGCCATGGGTTGTTGACGTCCACTGAAAACCCATATGAACGACATGCGTTTATATAGTATTGCCAGTTTTTGCTATTAATAAAACTATCAATTTTTGCCTGATCGTCTGCGCAGCTTATATTATCCACAAGATCAATTACAATACCCGTAGTAGTCGATGGGCATAGGCGGCTTTTCATATATGCAGGAAATGTGATTGGGTATTTAGGTGCAGTGGCTCGTAGAGACTCCATGAGGTGCACCATAAATTGATCGAAATTTTCAAATACTATATTATTATCAATATAATAGCTTTGCATAACGCCGATAATCTTATTAAAATAAATATAATATAGATTCTGTGGATCCTCGTAGGCGCGCTGGGGGAGCAAATTGGTTAAGTAGGGCTCGTTTGTGGATATTTTATTCATCATCGCGCTTTTCTGGAACTGGTAGGCCAAGTCCTTAAAGGCATCCGCCACATAAGAGGCCACCTTCAGTCGCGACTGTTTGTCATTCGAGGCTTGCAGGTCCGTCATCGGAGTGTCGGCCGGATTTAAAAAAATGGGAATGTAGTAGCGATCCACACGCCCATAAAGCATCTTTTCTGCGTCACGAAAATTTAAAACGTTTGTGACCCCTGACTGATCATACCATTCGGGCCGATCAGCACTTGCGACGGCCTCATAAATCAATCTATCATAAAAAAGTTTAATTGTTTTTTCATTATTGCTTTTAACAAATTCATCAGCCATAATTTGATTTCTCCTTGCGGTTAAGTGCTATTCTCTATGCTACATTTGCTGGGGCGGGGCACAGAAACTACTTTGTTCTTTTTGCCCGGCTCCATTGATGCTACCCATTTTGCAGTAATTTGAGTAGTAAATTCTCCGGGAGAAAACTTATTCTGTGTTTTTATTACCATATAATACCCCCCGATACCGTATCTAGTTAATAGCATAGGATCGATGGTGTGCTCGGTGCCTTTATGATCCAAAAATTTATAGGCATCTCGGGCATTGTAGTCCTTTGGGGAGAAGCCTCTGGGATCTATGTAAATATAAGTCCCTGGTACAATATTGGGAGAACCATAACAGGTGATTGTGGCGTCATACACCTCTCTGAGCTGTGATAGGCCATCATAGCCTTCCTGCTCAAATCTTACTTCTTTGAGGCCCGGTGAGTCGGTTTTCGTAAGTTGAATCGTTTTAACAATGCCGTCTTTTCTGCCGATCATGTAGTGCCAGATGCCGGCATTCGCGTCGATGTCGGCGTTCCCCACCATCTTCTCGCTGGGCATTACCCGGCCACCATAATAAACTAAATAATTATATTCCTGCTTAGGCTGACGCGTGTTGATTGGAGAATCTCTCACCCCCATAACATTTAATATCCCTTGAGCGTTCTTGCCGATCGGGAGGTTTCCGGTCTCGTTCATCCATAATTTAGAGGAGTTGGCTAGCTTCGAGCGCTGCTTCAGTATCATGTCTGTGATCTCATCCTTTCCTCCGGTCTTGTTCGCATAGCTCGTAACCACTGATTGAAATATGCGTGTTTTCTGTTTAATATTTAAGTCATGACATCGATCTTCATTTAAAAAATTGCGAACTAATCCGTTCAACAGATCATTCAAAAATACCGAAAGCGTATAGGTGGTCTGCTCCTTCTTTAAGACTTTTTCTGTAAGCCAGTTCATAAAATACGACACCGATATGGGCAGATCTCCAAGGTTAACGCTGCCCTCAAGGTTGGCTTCGTATTTTCCGGCCCCAGTCGCGTAATCGTATAATTCGATGGGCCCAAGAAGCACCCTAAAATGGTGAAAATGGAACTGTAGGCGCCTTAAGCGTTCCTCTTCGGAAGCTTTAACGCCCTTCCAATAACTCTGTGCGTCCTTATTGGCCGAAAGCTCGCTCGGTAATTCGAAGGCGCCCTTCTTACTAATATCTTCTTTGAGGGCCTTGAGAGCTTCTTCTATATTTTCCAACACTATGTCCACCAAATCACTAAGATAGAAAAATTTAATATATTCATTGGTTGAAAGATCTTGCATCTTCGTTTGTGTTAGATCTTGGTCGGTTTGCAGCTTTTTCAGCATAGCGCCAAGCTGCTCTTTAAAGTTTTCGGTTATTTCCTTTCCTTCTGCTACATCGGCGCGCTTCACTCCAGAAAAATTGAAGTCAAAAAATGGACCTTGCTCATTAAAATCTGCTAGCTTGTCGTAAGGAATGGGAATGAAGTACATCTTTTTCTGTTCCACCAATTTTCTAAGAATACTGTTAAGATTCGACTCCTTTTCTTTCGCCACTTTCTTATATTCTGTTTTTTTAAATTCGGCGGCCTGGTTGGGATCGCAATGCTGTTCATATGCGCCGATCACATGCTTGCGGCGCATAGCGCTCATGTAATTGGTGCTAGTGGCAAAGATATCGAAGTTGGGCTGATCGAAGAAATCTTCAATATAAGCAAGATAGTTTATGGTAAAGATCACCCTCCCCTGATCATCAACATCGAATTCGTGAATCGTTGGAGTTAAATTGAGTGTTACAAAAGAATTATCAATAGCGCTCGCTAGGGCGCTTCTGTTCTTCTGTGGGATTGGGGAGCCATTTTCAAAATTACCCGTAGGCAATTGCCATCCCACAACCGCCTTTAGTCTAAAGTTTAGCTTGGTGACGTTGTTGATAACCGCCGCAGAATTAGCCTCTGAGCGATCTAAAAGTTCCTGTAGCTTTCCTCCGGTCTTAAGGGCTAAATCTGCGTATCTAAATTGATCGGCGCCGCGGCCGCGAGTTACCAATAAGTCATCGAAAGAACTAGCAAACAAGACGAGCTTTGCTTTAATGCTCTTTTTCACCGCAAAGGGATTGCTACCTTCATATGAGAAATTAAAACTCTTTAGTCCCACTCCAAAGCCTCGCTTGTCCCGATTTAACAAAACATTATCAATATTACTATTTGCAGTAGCTGAGTAGTGCGTATCGAAAGCAACTTCCACCTGTCGTTCGACATCTCGGTCGTCAGACTCTATTTTATAAAGCCTGATCATTGGCGAGAGCTGAGACAAGAGGGCGGGAGGAATATCAAAAAACGCGTAATATGATCTATCTTGAGTGAGTTGATTTAGAAATCCCCAAGGTTCGCGCTGGGCCATCAAGCATGCATTCGCATTAACCGAGCCCGAAGGTACATATGGAAGGCGTGCTGCTGTTTGTAGTTCCAAAAAATATGCCTTGTGCCGAGCTAGCGTATGCACGTTAGACAATAAAAGGCACTGCTCTTTGAATGTCCGCTTCATCACTTGGCCGACAAATGCAGTGGGGATAACATCTCCAGCCATTTCTGTAAACTGTTCGGCAGTGCCCCAATCTTTCCAGGCTTGTGATTGTTTTCTAAGCTCTGCTAGTTTCTCTTCCCATTCTTTACGCTTATCTGTGCCTTTATCACAACTTCCGCCGGTGAGCGCACCACCTTTCCAGGTCCATTCCCTGACTTTCTCGTCAGCCTGCGAGCCATACCAGTTCAACTGCTCCTGGTTGCTCATTTTGCTCCACGTGTCCTGATCGACGCCATCAGGCTTGTCTCTACTTTCAGGCTTGAGAGTGACGTCCGCCTTCTGCTTTTGGCACTTCTCGCGGTGTTCCAGAATCTGCTTACCAAGATCTTTGTTTGCCTTCTCGGCCATGGCGACCCACTCATCTCTGATTTCTAAGATGATCTTAATATTCTCTATCATTATATCCAGGATGCTCTGAAAATGCTTCGCACTGACTTTCAGTGACGGTAAGGATTCCCAGATTTTATCACCATGCATATGATGATCTTTCCAGCCCAGTGCGCGCAGTTGGTCGACCCCTAAAAGGCGACCGGTACGCAAGCGGCCGTTGTAGATGGCGTCGATAAGTGTTATTGTTGCAGTCACGTAAGCATGCACTGTTTGTGTTTCTAGGTAGATATCATCAACATTCTTTAAGGGCTCTTTTATGCTCTTATCTCCGGTAACGGATTCTTGATAGAACTTCTGATTTTTAAGCAACGATTCGGCGACTGTTTTGCCGAAACCTGTCGAAATGAGGCCGCTCCAAACGTCATCTGGAGAGCCCCAATCAGACCAGTACTTGCCCGTCATATCAAGTTTGGATTGATATTCAATTCCTTGCTTTGTTAGTAATTCTAACGTGTTGGTGGTAACGTGGTGGATTTGGCCGACATATCCCCAACCTGCTTTTTCTGACGAATCCAACTCGCCGGCCGTTGTGGCCATTGATCCCGCAAAAGTCGTTTGTGTGGTTGCGTGCTTGTTAATGTGGTCAACGAGGAGGCCTCCCTTGAGGTTCTTGTGGGACGCATCGTCGTGTGCAGCGAGGTTTAGAACTGCGGCGGTTAGTTTGCTGCAGTTTTTATCCCAAAACTTAGTGACCTCTTCGCCAACATCGCCCCAGTCACTCTTAAACAGGCATTTTTTTCCACCAGTGCTCATGTTTTAGAATCCTAGAACCCTTAAGGCTTCTTCAAGACTGGTTGGCACTTGAACAATTGTGCCCGGCTTGATATCAGCCTCCGTGGGTGTTCCATTGTACCATGCGATGACCCACCAGTATGTCGGATCTCCATAGTATTGGGCCGCCAAGTTATAGAAATGATCGCCAACTGACCATATGTAGGTGTCTTTGGATATGGTCATTCTCTCTGCTGCTCGGGGATTGTGCAAAATTTGCGTTCCGTATTGCTTAATGTTTTTTTGATCTTGGCGCATCTTTCTCAAAAAGCGGTAAAAGCTTGAATCGTTATCTATTATTTCTTCGCCGTTATATCTGCTAGCCATTTTTCATTTCCTTATTATCATTTGATGAAGTCGTCGTGCAACCATTCCGCACCGGATTTAATGTACTGTTTTACCGATTGCTCGTCGTGCTTTGCGCCAGTTTCGAGTTCACTGGTTTGAAAATGTGCAAGCGTCGCGTCTTGTTGGCCGCTAGCACCGCGGTAGGCGCTCATCAAGTAATCAACGTTGGCCTGTTGGCCAGGATTGAGATTGTCATAGCCCTTGTCCGCCATTTTGTTAAGATACATCAAATCCTTCTTCATTCGGGCTTCGCCATTCAGGGTGCCCCAGCGTTCAAGCGCGTCTTCTTTCGCCTGCTCCGACTTAGCGCGCTCCAAGGCCGTTGTGGTGGAGTCTTTTCCCAGGCTTTTGCGGTCTGGGGATTCAAGATCCTTGCTGCTAATGGCGCCATATGGAAAATTCGGAGTTGCAAATTTGCCGTCCTTGTTCCACCCAAGCTGAGCTTCATGAATCGCTGTAAAGTCTAGATTTACTTCGATCATCTTGGGCAATATCGTGTTTGCAGCTTTCTGCAGAACTCCAATATCGGGATTATCTAAATTATGTACAACGTTGAGATTGGAAATTGTTCCCAGCAGGCCGCGGGACGGATCTGCAGTCGACACATAAGATTCATATATGGCTGAGTTGCTTTTTCCGGTGGGACTGGCGTCGTTTTTCGTCTGAGGATCTGATTTCTGAGCCAAATTCATAACCTTTAGTCGAACAAAAGGATTTTGCGATAAAGTTTGCGTGTTTCCTGCATCGCTATAGTTTGGATAAAGGAACTGAATCAGCTCTTGGACGTGCGCTAAATTCTCATAGGCCTCACTAAAGGTAGCTGCAGGAATCTTAAACCCCAACGAGATGCGGCGAGAGGTCTGCTTAAAGTGCTGAATCGGATCGGCACGACCAAAAACGGTTTCGCTTGTCCAGTCGCTGCTGTAGGATTCATTAAATGCTGTGATAAAGGCCTTGAAAAATACTGATTGCCCAGATGGTTCATGATAGAACGATATTACGGCGCCTACCTTATTATTGGCGAGAAGATTGCTACCATCGTCGAAGGCACCATAGGGAGTTGATTTATAGCGCGCAGCGGAAAAATATCCGTTGGGTGGCCATGATGTGTTTTTTGACATTTCTGTTTCCTTGTATTAAAGCGTCTCTTCCGCCAGTTTTCCGCGCAATAACTTAACAAATTGCTCATTTATCACATCTCCATCAAGCACTAGCTGTAGACTGACGTTATAGGGTCGGTCGCTGCCGGCGGCGGCGGCTGGTGTTGCAACCGCTGCACTGGTTGCGGCGCGAGCAGTAGAAGCTGCAGCTGCCGCACTGGTTACGGCGCGAGCAGTAGAAGTTGCTACTGTTGCGTTGGTAACTGCATTCATGGTAGTGGTAAATTCCGCCGAATGTTCTTTCGGCAATTCTCTTAATTTGCTGTTGATTTCTCCAATCGATAGCGCAACTTTGTGGAGATCTCCCGCGACGGCGCCCGCCAAGCCGAGAGATGCCAAAAATGCTGTGATGGGCGCTAATTCGTCGGTTGGGAACAACCTTAGCTGCAATCCAAACCACGTCAGCGCTCCGCTAAACATGGTCAAGCCTAAAGCAGCCGGAATCAGCAAAAGGCCAAGCGTGCCGGCAACAGCCACAAACGCGGTAAAGGCCACCATTTTAGTAACGTTCATGGCCCCGAACATTGTTGCGAGACCTTCCGCCATTAGTCCAATACCTGTGGCTGCTAGAAAGACAGCGCCACCGATTGCAAGGATCACCGCCGCGAGAGGCAACATGGCTGTGCCGGCGGCGCCCGCAACCGGGGCCAACGGGATAAGTAGTGCTATCATCCCAGCGAAAGCGCCCATGACCAACCCAATAGCCAGCACTGCGGCGCCGGCGTTTTTATCTATAGCGCCAAAGGCTTCCACAAGGCGAGCTAGCCCTACGGCGGCTATAGCTACAGCACCACCAATTGCGACAATAGCCAGAGACAGGGCGCCGATTCCTACGGCGTTTTTCTTGGCTGCCGAACCTACGCGCCCAATGGCTGCGGCGGCATCTGTAGAGAAGCCTTTCACGGCTTTTCCGGATTTCATTGTACTTTCCGGCACGGTCTTGTTGAAGAATCCGCCAAACATTGACTGCATCGATTTAAATTTTATCATCCATGATAAAAGCTTCAAGCCTCCCCAGACAACGATGAGTTTTTTCCAGTTGTCCGCCGCAAACAATATGACTTTAGCAAAAACTTTTAGGGCGTCGGTAAATGCTACTACGTGGCCTCTGAGACTTTCCATCTTGGCGCTGCCGGGAGTAAGTTCTGCCGTGTAGGCACGAAATTCTTCCAAAAGACTGCTGGCTACAGGAATCAGATCCATCATGGCGGCTTTAAATTGCTCAGTAATGCTCTGGACTCGTTTAGCTTCTTCTGCTGCTTTTTGGTATTGCGCGGTGGTTTTCTGCGTTGAGCCGGCTAGAGTGCTCATATCTCCAGAAAGCATTAGTGCAAGCTCGCTTACATCACCAAGACCAAGGGCATCTTTATAGAAGACTCTCTGGTAATAAGACATCTCATCAAAAGTAAGCCCAGTGTCCAAAATCGCATCTCGAATCATGCTGAAGCGCTCGACTGGATCGGTGGCGGTCATCAAGTCCATTGCATTAACAAAGTTGCCTCCGAGTGCTGCATTAAGTTTTCCGGCCTGTGTGGCGGCGCCTTCGAATGTATCAAATTTGTCTGTAATGGCTAGAAGCTTGTTTATTTCGAGGCCGGTGGTCTTGGAGACGATTGCAAGATCCTTAAACGCCTTTACACCCTGGGCGCCCAGCTTGGCAACGCCGGCTCCCGCTGCAGCAAAGTCTTTGCCCATTTGCTGGGGGGTGACCCCAATAACACGGGCGAGGTCAGCCAATTCTAATGAATTGGCGGCGGCAGACTGTGTGCTTTCACCAAGCATCTTTGTCTGCAACTGTAGGCCCTTTGCAAAATCTTCATTTGAGACACCTAATTCAGCCAGGACTGCGCCAGTTTTTGTTAACTCATCTCGCTGAGCCTTGCTCAGCATGGTAAAATCAGTATAAGTTGTATAAAGCGCCTGCATACTGGAGGCCACTTCCTTCATCTCTACGCCAAGAAAGCGTGTCTCTACATAAACCGATTGCAGGCTGGCTGCATATTCTTCGCTAGCGCCGGTTGCGCGGATAAAGGCGCGCTGGGCTTCGTCGACTTGAAAGATCAGATTAAAGAAAGACCCTGCAAGTGCCGCAAGAGACCCGCCAACCATCCCGCCAACAAGAGCATCCAGCGGTTTTAGGTTTTTGTCGCCTAAGCCGCGGATAACTTTTCCAAGATTGCCTATGGTCTTGGCGTTAAAAAGCGGATGTTCGCCATATTGAGCAAAGGCAGATCCAAAAGTTGCTCCAAGTTCCTTACCTGCCTGCACACCTTCTTTAATCGCGTCGGTGGTACCTTTGGCCACTTCGAGTGATTTTTCTGCCGTTTGAAGATTTTTAACGGCCGTATCAAACTGCTCTTGAAGCTTGTCGTCAATTTCTGTAGCGTTGGCCAGCTCTTGTTTTACAATATCAAGCTTTCTTTTGGCCAAATCGCGAGAAGCTTGGGCTAACAGTATGCGCTTATCTTCCGAGTCTTTAAGTTGGGCATATTTGCCTATTTGGCCCTCAAGTGCAGCGGCTTCTTCTTTGAGGCTTCCTAATCGACGACCACCGAGATCAAGCAACTCTTTAAGTTGTTTCTTTTGCTCTTCAGTGAGGCGGGCGCCCTCTCGGATTAGATCAAGAAGTTCTTCTCTTAGATCTATCTGTTCTTGCGTTAAGTTGCCTGCATCGACTCCGTTATCATCAGCCACAGAAATTTCCCCTTTTTACTCACAAATAAATAGTTTGGGATGCAAAAATACTATTTAAGGAGTTTTCAGTACTTTTTGGAAAAAATTCCTTGTGATGGGGGCTGATTATGGGCGCTCAAAGTGTGTGCTTTTCCTTGACCTTTAGATGCTTGCTCCATTGCTTGATTTTCATCTTCGATCTGTTGAATTAGGCGCTCAACAAACCACATTCGCAAGCCTACCGGTAAATTATACGACTCTGTAAACGACCAGCCTCCAGAATGTTTCAAAAAGAAAAACTGCTCATATACATTTTGCATATAATCATCGGTCAGGCCAAAAAAAGTCCGCCGTAAGCGGCACCTCCATGGTCTCTTCGTGACCGCATTCCACACATTCAAAATACTGCGACAAATCAACATTGGGTGCTGCTAATTTATATGCTTGTCTCAGATGTCTAGCATCCATCGATGGTAGTACTTCGATACCCTGACTAATAATGTTCGGGTTTTCTTCTCCGTTGATGGAGACAACCATGTTCCTAAGTTGGGACGTAATATTCTTTTCCACTCCGCGATTCTTGCGGGAGCTTTCGGCGCCCTGAATGAGTGTTTTTTCGTCATGGCCCGTCAACAGGCGGAATCGGACCTGAAACCCGCTACGAGGTAGTGTAGTGGAGAACGTCCCATCCTGATGATCTGTAAGCTGTAGGTGTTGGATGTCCTCCCCCCGGTAAACACTACTAGCGTTTAAGTCAAACTCATATTTCTGACTATGTCCGCAATCTGGGCATGCGACATTCGTTAAATATTCGCTCCCGTAACCAGAGACTCGGGTTGCGACAATGATCGCATTTCTATCGCCAATAAGAAGATCATTTGCGTTCACGCTTTTGTCCATAATAACACTTTCAATAACGCGATCCAGCGCAATTCCCTTCTTCAGAAGAGAGCGAGAAGTAAGAATATCTTCCTCTTTCGCTGTCATTTGCTTTATTTCAATGCTGCCCTGCGCATGCAGGGGGTGACCTTCGGGATAAAACCTTCCCATCGAAGGCAGATCGACAAATTCTGTCGGCATTACGAAGGAGAGACCTCCTCCGTTGTTGTTATCTTGCATAACCTGTTGTGGAGGGGCGCCTGATTCGTGTTGTGCGCTTCCTACACGATTTTTATTTCGTGACAATGTACACCTCTATTTGTAATTCACTTATTTTGCTCTATCAGCTACTAGCCACGCTAAAGAAGTTAGTGCCGCCGCCTTGAGTGGCTACGGATCCTTGCGTGGTAGTTTCAACGGTGGCCCAATCATACTTAAGGGTCAGAGACAATTCCGTAAGTTCATCATCACCATACGCCAAGTCGCCATATTTAACCTCTGTGATAAACGCGTTCATTAAAGTCCACGTTTCGAGGGGAGCACCTTCGCCATCTAGTTGGGCGATTGTAACTGCACCTAGGGCGCCGGCGGCTTTGGCCTTAGACATCGTACCAAGGCTCGTCTCATCCGTAGGAGTAACTGGGGGCTTATAGCCGGAAAGTTGCACAATATCAGAAAGAGTAGCGGCCATATCAGGCTCAACAGGATCAACTAGCGTGATGGTAACATCCTGCCATGTAACAGAACCCGGGTAAAAGAACGTATGGTTAAGATATTTATGTTCGGCCGATGCAATCGTATACGAAGGCTTGTTTACAGTCTTTGCATACCAGGCGGCTGCGCCACCGATTTGAGCGCTAATTCCCTGGAATTGCACCTGAAATCTGAACTTTCTTTTTGGATCTTTGTAAGTGGAACCCTGTTCAGAGAAATTTGTTGACCAGAATGGCATTTGTTAAGTACTCCTTATTGTGTCTTACTTTTAATTAGTTGCTATCTATTATTAATCATCAAAAGATGCGCCAGTTGAGGCAATTACGAAGTCAATCGCAATGAATTCGATGGCGCGGGCGGGCTTAATCATAATCTTAGCATACATAATGTTCTGATCAATGAGGTCGGCCGTAGTCGTAGAGTCGTCAAGAATCAGCCTATAGTCGGTGATACCATACTCGGTAGTCACGTTCGCCAAGAACGGATCGATGAGTCCCTTGAATCGATTCCAAGTTGCTTGAACGTTTTGCTCAAACAGAATCTGAGTGGACAGGATGGAAATCTGCTTCTTAAGGTAGATGACCAGCCTTCTAACGTTAATTCTATCAAGGGCGGATTGACGCTCTTGAAGTGTTTTCTGTCCGAAGACCACAATTCCGGTGGAGGGGAATGAAGCAATCGGATTAATGCGCGCGTTGTACAGCGTGTCGCGATCTCTCGATGAAAGTCGAGTAGTGACTTGCGTAATCGGGATACCTGCTGCGCCGTCGGTGAGTCCGCCGCGGTTAAAGCCAGCCGGGGCAAACCAAATCTTTGATTTGCGCTCAGAGCTTGCTAGGACACCCATCATTGCTACCGTGGGCGGGATCCAGACAAGCTGGCCTGTTCCTTCATCGCGGGTTTGGACCCAAGGATAGAAGGTTGCACCATAAGAAGAATCGATACGTCGGTCCTTAAGCCTGTTGGCCAATTGAGTGGGGGTGTACGTGATTCGATCCGAGTGGTTCGAGATAGTGCTATAGTTTCCTTCGTATATCGGCTCGTACGCCTTGTCCAAGTCGATAAGGGCCAAGGAGTCGGCGCGAGATTCGCACACGCTAACCATGTGTGCCGTAAGTCCCTGCAGACTTAATCCGGGCGCTGAAAGAAGGTTCATATCCAGGAATTCAGGATCGGCAGTCGTGTCGATTGCGCGGCGCCATGTATAGTATTCATAGCTGTTCGTATTGGTTGAATCATCGGTCATACCATTGTTCCACATGGGATCGGGAACACGGATGTCGAAGCCATCGGAGGCGCCCCAGAAAGGTGCCGTAAATTTATCGACGCCGGCATCAATGAGCGTCTTGTAGCTTGATACGCTGCCTGTTTGGCCAGTAACTGCATGACCGTCCTTGTGCGAGCCCGATCTGTAATAATATCCAGTTGAATTTGAGCCGGATGTGATATTATCAAGAGTGAAGATGTATGAATAGCCATCTACACCTGTGCTGTTTAGACCCAGAGTGCTGGGATCGTCTGTAGCCATGGCCTGCGTCCAGATTCGATTAACGTCAGCACAGCCAGCAATTGGTGTGTTGCTGGCGCTTGTGCGGGTTGTTTGAAATCCAAAATAAGCATCTCTATAGTTGCTAAGGCCGCCGTCGGAGGCAGAGTTACGCAAACGAACTACAGGGAACTTAAATGAGGCACTTTGTGGCCACGCAGACGAAGAAATTCGTCGGAGTGCTGCAGGGTTGTTGATTCGGCCCGGAAGAAGGGTTGAGTTGGTGATGATATACTTACTTGTGTTTCCGAAAGTAGCGCTCGATCCGGTCATCCCGACGGCCGTCGTAACATCAGAAAGCTTAGGTGGGCCATAGTATCCGAAGGGCAGTAGTTTCGGCACGCCGTCCGCAGCCATCTTCACCGTGGATGCAACTTCAACGCGAATGAACTTGGAACGATTTGGGTGCCCATCACCTTGGAGCTGAAGTTCTCTATCGCTCTCAACCCAACTATAATAATCGGTACCAATTTGAGTTCCAATATAGTTATCGGAATTAACATCTAGATTCAAATTATCAAATCTCTCCATAACCTGAACATTGTTATCGGTATCGCCGAGAGCGCGAATTACAACCGAGAACGTTCCGTACGGCGTGGTGGTTGATGTCGATGCGCGGATATTCTCGATGGAGACCTTGCAATTCTTCTGTAACCATTCTCCGTGGCCGCGGCCATGCAGGCGGAATAATTTTGTAAGACTGTCAGCGTCAAAATCATCGTAGGCAGTCGTGGATTGACCAACAAACCAGCCGGCAATTGCCTCCCTGTGGGATTGGCCGTACATGTTAGCGGGACCAGCAGCTGGGGCAGTGCCGCCCTCTAGCTGGAGACCCACGATGCACCCAACGAGCTTGCCGCTGGTTAGGCCCGCGTCCTGGAGTTCCTGATCAAACGTCTCTCCAAGGAACCAGTCCTTTTCTGCCGATGTGTCATAGAAATTACCACCGACGCGTAATTGGGGGTTGGTGTTGAATTTGGAGCGGATATAATCTTCCGAATTGTCATTTAGTGAAAATGTAATCTTCTCTCTCGTTGATGTCGAGCCACTAATGGTCACGGTGAACACGCCATTGTCATCAGACATTACGAGAGCTGCGTTGTCTCCATATTGGCTTGTCTGGTTAGCGACGGCATCGCCAGTAGATCCGCTGTGAAACACGGTGCCTGAAAGCTGGGCGCCCCCATTATCGCTGTAAAATATTGCAGCGAGTTGGAACGCGTTACTTCCCGTGAAATACCAGTTCGTACTGGCTGTCTCAGAGCCCGAAGGTGCGACAAAAAGACCGTAACAACCTCCGCCAGAGTCACCGGTGGTAAAGAAATTGTCTGTTTTCCACCCTGATTTGGCGTTGTCTTCACTTGAGACCGTAAGACCACCGTCTTCGGCGTCATAACCTAGAAGTCTGATATAAGTGAGAGGCGCCACATTCGAGCGCAAGAAGGCTTTTGCAGCATAGGTACCATACATCGGAGATTGCAAATCTACGCTATCGCGATACACATCTCCGCCGGCGTTACCCGGTACTGTGTCTCCAAACATTTGTACAAACTCTGAGTATGATTGAACCTTGACGGGCACCATGCCCAGGCCGCGACGTGAGCGCCCAATGATAACGGGGCCGATTGCGTCGGCCGACTTCGGTACAAACGAGTTATCAATTTCATGAATGAAAACTCCCGGAGATACAAACTTAAAATCACTTACTGACATTCTTAATTCCCTTCCTTCTTAAAACAAATGGTGTAAATTGCTTTTGCCATCACCTTTAAATAGTATTTTCAATTTCAAAAGTCTCTAAAACTCCTGAAGTAAACGTAGAATATGCGTTTCAGTTCAGGAAGTGTGTAATTTCACGTTCTTATGGGCGGCCTATATGGATCTAATGTAATCCGTGGCGTCAAACGTATCCTTTGTCTCTTCTTCGTCAATGGTCTCGTCACCAAATTGAGCCTTAAAGCTGTCGACGGTGAACGTAGCATCACCCGGGATGATCGCCTCTTCGGAGGGGTATGTAACTTCTACAATATTCTCATCAATGCGCACAATCGGGCGATCATCGTTGTCGCCTTCGCCAACAAGATAGCCCAACACTCTAATAGTGATATCCGTGCTAAACATGCGCATATCTTCATCCATATTGCCTACATTGTTGTTGTGAGCAAAATTCTGCTCAATGAATGCCTCATAAAGATGCCCAGAACGCTTCATGATGAATGAGTTGATTTGGCCTGTGCGCGCAATAAACGGCGTCATTAACTGGTTCATCTGTTGTTGGTATTCAGATTTAATTGTGATCTTATAGTCAACGTTAACATATACCGGTATTGGTATGGAAAGTGATTGAACTACAATTTTCTTATTGATGCGGGGAAAATACTGCTGTAGCTTTCCTCCGCTGTTGGATCGGGTGCCGGTGGCCACTGCAAAATTGCGCGTTTTGTCTTGTTTGATTCGCTTGGCTAAGACTACCCGGCCAGTGCGGCCATCATATTTGTCGGAGAACAGCTGGGCTTGGAATCCTCCCTTTTTGGAAGGATCTTTGGCTATGTTTGTTCTCTCGACACTGATAAGGGGGAGCTTCAAGGCGCCGCCGTTGTCGCGTAGGGCTTTATCGTTCTTAATTTGGTAGGAACGCTCGGGTGCCTGCCATAAGACCGGTACCGCTGTAAACCCTTCATTTGTGTGTGCGCTTAGCTTAAGATCCTCTTTGATCCAGGACACCAGAGCGGCATCGATAGTTTCAATGGTGGAGGCCAGCATCCCCAATTCGCGCAAAGTGCCCGATTTGGTGCCGGGTGGAAGTAGCGCAAAGCTAAAATCATCAGGTAGCATCGAATAATCCCTTTCTTGCTCGTCTACACCGGGCAGACAATTCAAAATCA